AGCGCACGCACTCGCACGCGATTGCACCGAAACCGGGCATTGTGATTCCCGCACGCTTGTGATACTCTCACTGCTGGCAAAGTGAGGGACGCACACATGGGAATGGTAGTGGTAGAATCGGCAACTTACGGGGTCATCAAAGTGGCGATATGTGATGAGTGCGGCATAAAGTGGCTGCCAGATAAGGACGGTAAAGACTACATGCCAGAGCAATGCCCGCGTAATGCCTGCCGAACTAGACACTGGAATGACGGGGGGCAATCCCCTACGGCAATTGAGCGGCGTCTAAGTCGTTTAGTTTCTAAGCGTAAGAAAGCTAGGGCCAAAAGTAACCTACCTAAAGTCATCTTGTCTGGTAGGGGGTCTGCCCCTATACTTGAAAAACGGTGTAACACCGTAACACCTACAAGGGGGCATCATGGAAACCACGCAAAAACAGAACGTAATTAAGGACATAGAAAAATTCATCAGCACTTACGCGACTCTGGCGCAAGATCATTACGTGTTCCCGCTGGCCCTGTGGACGGCGGCTACTCACATGTGGCCCAGTTTTGACTGCTTCCCATATCTGGTCATAACTGCCTATGTCAAACGGGCAGGCAAAACCCGCCTAATGGAACTGCTTTCTATGCTCACGGCAAACGGGCGCACGTTTTCGGCTGATTCTCCTGCCTCAATGTTTCGTGCTCTGGCAGCGGAGAAAACAGACGATACCCCGGAATGGTTAGACGCAGAGCCGCAATCCGCTGATGACTTTCTCAAGCCCACGATGTTCGTAGACGAAGCGGAGAGGCTTAACGCGGAGAACCATCCGGCCCGTGAGTTTCTTAACAAGGGTTACAAGCGGGGGCAAACCATCTCCCGCGTCAAGGGCAATGAGGTAGTAGATTTCGAGTGCTTCTGCCCCAAGTGCTTCGTACTTATCGGGGATGTTTATGACACGCTGCGCGACCGTAGTATCGTGGTCACGATGCGCCGCCGTTCCCCGATTGAGGCAGCAAACGAAACCAAATTTAGACGGGCATTAGTTGAGCCAGATGCCAAGCGGCTGAAAGATGCCGTGCATAATGCCATCGTTTGCAATCGGGAAGAAATCGAGGAATCCTACTTAGGTATGGATGCCCTATCTTTCCTCAATGATCGTGATGAGGAATTATGGTCATGCCTTTTTGCCGTGGCGAAAGTGCTCTGCCCAGAGCGCATGGGAGAGCTAACGAAATCAGCCGTTGACATTGCCACAGAAAAGACCGTGGTTCGTCGCAACTTCCGAGAGCTAATGAATTCTGAGGAAGAAAAAGCCGATAACGCAGAAGCGGGCATCCTGTTACTGCGGGATATGCTGGTCATCACTCAGGGCAAGCCCTACATACGGTCTTCTGACATCGTAGAGAAGTTACAGGGGATTCCTACTTCCCCGTGGCGAGTCTATAAGGGCCACGGTCTAACCATGCAAGATTGCGCCTTTCTTCTTGATGCCATGAACATACACCCCAAAGTTATACGCATGAAACCGGGCAAGGCAACCAAGGGGGCCATCTCGCGGGGATATAGAACGGATGAGTTACAGGCAGCCGCGAAGTTAGTAGGGCTGAAATAGCGTTACACCGTAACACCCTAGATTCTGTGGTAGGAATCAAGGGGGTAGTGAGATGACATGGAAAAGCACACTTGCAGAACACGTAAAGCAGGAGCACGTATACTTAGAGGCAGCACGGCGCACGATGGAAAAAGAAGCCAACTGTGCGCTAGATTTTGCTATCAGGGTCACACACAGGGCCACAGAAATCAAAAGCCTTTGCAGTGGCCTAAACCATCCCCTCACGATAGATGAGGTAATGGAGCGCATCAGCGAAACGGCACGGGAAAGGCTGGCAAAATGATTGACGCGATTCTCTACGCTGGTCTAGGCGCGGCCCTGATGTACGGGGCGGGCGCGTGGTTCGATGAATGGTGCTGGTTTTGGCTGATGCGCCGTGTGCACCTGAATCCTGCTGCCTTTTTACTCCATGCTCAATGGCACGTCTCTGCCGACAAAGCCGCTTCCGATACACTTTATAAGGTCTCTTATTTAGCGCGGTACACAAGGGGGCTATATGGCAAGGGACGTTTGTAACTACATTACATGCGAGAAAGGGCACAAGGTTTTTGTGATCTGGTCTGAGTCGCGGCAGTGTTTTGGCTTTACCTGTGATGAGTGTGACCAGCACTCAGAAACAGCCATCAGTATGCACGGGCTGGTACGCTGCGTATTAGTACAGCAACCACGGCCCGCCGATTTCAAGACACGCGCCACGGGGGAACGCGACTAATGAGTAAGCCACGGCAGCGCAAATTCACCAGGCCAGAAGTAGAAGCCGCAATGCAGAAGCTATTTAAGATGGTGGAAGACGCAGCGGGCAATAGTGCCTTTGAGGGCATCCGATTTCTGTGTATCTGTTTCGCGGGCATGTTAGACGTGTACGCGCAACCAAACCCAAACAATCCGCAGGGCATGGTAGATGACCCCGCGCAACTGAGGGCCATAGCAGCCCAGATTATTATTGATACTCCCACGCTAAGAAAGAAACCCCACTAATGAAACAACTATGCCCGCGATGCGGTAGGCCGTACAACGATGAATTCTGCTCAACAATTTGCCCACATAAAGGCATGGGCTTTTGTGCCGTGTGTGATTGCACCGTCTGTATCTGTACCAAAGAAACATCACGCGACTGGGAGCGGAGTCAAGCCAATGTTACAAGTCCTGTATAAGTGCGGGCTGTGCGACCTACCAGAAAGGCGGGTCACCGTGCCCCATCGGAAAGAGAACGAAGACATTAGGGGCTGGATGGATGAGCTAACCATGCGCCTAATGCGTGACCACTTCGACCAGAGACCGCTTTGTAAGGGCAGGCAGTTTGAGTACGTCAAAATCCCCGTGACCGATGACGAGACAGGCATCGGCATGGTTCCAAGGAGAAAAGATGGAAACTGATTTTAAGGGCCGCATCATTCTGAGGCTCACGCGGGGGCAGCAAATGGCCCTCATTGACATCATCACAGAGCACTTGCGCTGCCCGAACCATACGGAAACCTTTGTCAATTGCAGCGAAGCAAACGCGCCTGAGACCAGCATAGGGGAGATTCTGCGGCTAGTTTCTGGCTGATGATTTCTCTTGTTTTACACAGGGGGAAATCGTATGCTTTTATTGTAGTCAAATTCTGGCGGAGGGAAATAACATGGAAGTTGATTCGATTGGAAAACTCACTATCCGAAATCTCAAGTGCAATCCGGCCAAGGTGAAAGACCTACCGGAAGGCGAGAACAAATTGCCGATGGCTGTACTGTTCGGCAAAGCCAATGACGTGAAATATTCGGAAGATCGTGACATGGGCGTGATGCACGCCTACTTCACGGGCACGTTTGAGGGGCTGAACTTGGTGGACAAAACCGCCCTGCGGTCAAACAAACTGACATTGCCCAAGGCTCTGTCTGATGCGGTCGAAAAGGCCATCAAGGATTTGCAGGCGAAGGATGACGGCAAAGGCAGCATCGCGTTTGCCTTTGAACTGATTGCAGTCAAGGCGACGAACCAAGTGGGCTATGTGTACGAAGCCCTTGCCCTGCGGAAGCCGGAAGCTACGGACGAACTGGGGGAACTGCGGGCCTTTGTTGCCAGCACGCGGAAAGCACGCGGCCCGGAACCTGTCAAGAAATCTGCCTAGCCTGAAAGCGTGTTACACCGTAACACGTTTTTATCCACTAGCAGATAGAGGGGGTAAGAGGGTCGCGGCCACGCGGCCCTTTTTAATCGTTGTATTCTTCCACGGCAATGGTAATGCTTAACATCTTATCGCCAGTCGCGCCCGTGACACCCCCGGCATTGCTCAACGAAATAGAAGCCCCCGGCCCTAACACAAACGAGGGGCAACCAACCTTGACCTGATTTGTGACCCCGCCCACTCCATCAATTAGACCCTGCCCAAAGGTATAGTTGTTAGTCAGGGAGGCAGCTTGCACCACAGAAGCATAGATACTGCAAAGCGTGTTACCGCCTACGTCGTTTGCCGTGAGAGCAGCACAGCGATTGCCCACGGTGGCTTGAGTTTGCAATTGAAAAAAGCCACTACAGAATCTCCACTTTTTACCAGTGGGAACTGTGAAGATAGAAGTAATGACTCCCTGAGCCACGGTGTTATGATAGGTGGTGAAGCTGCCTGTTTGTGCTGCGGGATTGATTCGCAGACATCCGGCCACGTCCATTTGTAGGGCCATCTGCTGTCCGACAGTTCCAGCAGCAGCAGCCGTGGCAACCACTCCCCCGCCCAGTTCCGACTTACTAGCAGCCGCCCCCGGAGTTACAGGGCCGTTCGCTGCATCACTTGTAAGTACGGGACTAGCAGCGGCAGCGGGCACGCCAGAAAATACACTGGTCTGGTCAAGGGTGAGATGCGACCCTATTTCTTTCGTCCAAACCACTTCATACACGGCAGCGGTCGCGGGTGTAAGTGAGATAGACAGGATTACATTGTTGGCGATAAATCGGCCCGCGAATCTTACGAACTGCCCAGAGGCAAGCTGATAGGGTGCGCTGGCAGGCTCACCATTGTTGAGCAGTTGCACCGTACACGCGCCAAGCACTTGCACGATAATCCAGCGCACAGTACAGGCGGCTTTCGGTTGGAAGATATTGCCCGTCTGGGCAAGCGTGCCAGAAGAAACATAGAGCGGGGAGAAAGAGGGAATAGAGGCAGCGGGAACTGGCTGCCTCTGACTTAGATCAAGAGGGGGCCGCTTTACCATGCCATTTACTCAGCGGCCCGCAGATACTTGTCATCCTTGATGAGTTTCCCCTGCAAGCAAATCAAGGTAGTAATTGCATGAGACTGAATCGGACTGGCGAACATACAGAAGTAAACTGCCAGCCCGCCGATGACATACTTACGCGCCTGCAAAAGAAGCTGCCCGCCCGAACTGGTCTGGTCAGACTCCGCAATAGTTGAGGGGTAGCACTTAGGTAAGTCGTTCGTGGGGGATTGCGTGAGCGTGGGCGCAAGCACTACGGCGGGAGTGCCGGGACGCATGAAGACTGAGCCGCCCCAAATATGTACCAGACCCCCCGGCCCGGCGACTACCCCCGGCCCGAAAGAGGCAGGGTTAGTGATGCCCGCGCCAGCCAAGCCAAGATCAAAACCAACCGATTGCCCCTGCTGAAACAGTGATGCCATTGCAGCCAGCACCATATAGCCACAGGTCGCGGCAGGCTCACCGGAATTGCTAGGGATTGACTCCATTGCAATCTGTTCGATTTCCAGCACGAAACCGGGAGGGACTACTAACGGCTGGTCAATGTTAAGCTGGTAATCTCCATTGACAATCGGAGCGATGGAAAGATTGCGCTGGTAAAAGACGTACCCTTCTTGTGCGAGTAAAACACCGTTGGGCGGATTCTGGATAAATCCGCCTACGCTGATTCTGTCCTGCGTTCCGTTGGTGCAAACTTTGCGGCTCATCTCATCCCCCTGCTGTATCGTTGCTGCGTAATGCTCATTCCTAACGCGCCCAGTACAGCCGCTTTCAGCGTGTCAGATGAGTGATTGAAACTCATAAACACGAAAAGCACTACGAGCAAAATGCGGTCAGTTTCGACGCGGATAAACTCGCGCCAGAAATCGGCACGGGAATCGCCAGCGGTTTTGGCGGGGGCGGGGGCCGCTGGCGATTCCTTTCTGTTCAAAACGTAACCGATGCCGCTGCCCATCTAGTGAGCAGTGGCGACCGCTGCCGGAACTTCGGGCACGGTCATGCCGTATTCCTCGAAGATGTCCGTGGCAAGGCCAACAAGCTGCGTCTGCACGGCAGCTTTGTGGGCGGGATTTTTGACCGTGCTCTGGATGATACCCAGAACCATCGTGATAGCGAATTGCTCCAAAGGATTCATAGGTGATTGCTCTCCGTGTTGCAGGGTAAGAACTGCGGTCACAACTTTTGCGGCAGGTTCCCCGAACACAGGAACCAAGGGGAGGGCAGCGGGCACAACTACAGCCGCCACTTTGCCCGTATCTTTCGCGGCGGTCTCAAGCCCTTTGATAAATCTATTCGTCATGTTTTGCCTCTGGTATATCGTGGCCCTCTTTTCGCAGATACGAAATCAGTATAGCTCTCGCCTGCGTTTTGCTGGTCACGACTTTGCCCGTACTACCGGAGTGCAACTTCCCCGCCCGGTATAATTCCATAATCCGATTCGCTGGCATTGTTCACCATGAAGACTGTCGCACTTCCAGCCCACAGTCAGCGCATGTGATAACTAGGTGCCTATGCAGGCACGTCAACGGATTCACCACATGTAATACAGGTGCCGTTTTTTTCGTTGGTGTGCTGGCACTCTCCGCACTGCTTGCAGCGACCGTACAAATCTGTGACGGTGTGCTCACAGGGGGCGGCAGGTTCGGCACTTTTGGAAGGCACCAGCGCGGGCTTATTTTCTGTGGCAGTCTGTGCCGCTTCGCTGGCGTCAAGGTCTGTGAGGCTGATGAGAATGTCAATCACTTTCACCAGCGCGGGCGACTCACTGTAAGCCTGCCCTCTTAGTTCGCGCAAATCTTCGTTGCATTTTGTGACCAGTTCTTTCAGTACCATATTGCCCCCTGAGAAAAAGGTGTTACACCGTAACACCGTTTTAGACCCTATGCCACGGCAGCGGCTTTTCCTGCTGCCTTTCCCGCAGAGACAACTAGCTCACGGGTTTTATCGAAGCTGAAAATACCAGCGGCGATTAGCAAGAGACCCAAAACGATAATAACTATCTGCGACAAAGTAAGCCCGCCGAAAAGTGCTTTCTGTACTCCCGTGCTTACTGCGCTGCCTGCCGCCGATGCCGCCGAACCTGCTGCGCTGGCGGCTGTACTGGCAGCACTGGAAAGACTATCCCCGATGCTGGATAGATCGTCCAGCGAGGGCAGAGACATCAGCGAACTGGGCAGGGTACTCAAGATGCCGCCCCGAATTCTTGGTCTCTGTCAATGATACTCTGCTGCGTAGGATTCTGAGTCACTTTGATAACCTGCGGGCCTTTCGCTGCGTAGGCTTTCAGGTTGGAAAGTGAAGACTGGAAAACCGCATCAGGAACAGTTTGCACAGTTTGCAGGGACGTAAGCTGCGTGCAAGATTCATCATCGCAGCAGCCGTCATTTTCCAAGGGAGCTAAATGCACCGTGGGAAGCGTGGGGCTTTGATTGTAGACGATACTCAAGGGTGATGCGCCTACATTCAAATCGCCCAACTTAATCGGCTGTGCGTTCGGATAGGAAGGGGCTGCGCCCGAATTATCTGGCACGGCGGCAGCGGGGGCAGCAGAGGCAGCGGTATTTTGACGCAGCAAATACCAGAGCACGACAGCCGCCCCGATGCCTAACAGCGCGAGATGTGCGTATTTTTCCTTCACAGTCTGCCGAGTATAGAAGTTGTGGCGGTCACTGGGCCGCCTGTAAAACTGTTGCCATTTGCCAGCGTGGTAAGAGTCTGCCCCGTTGACAGCTTGGTTTGTGTTGAGCCGCTTTGCTTGAGCAGCGGAATGGCCTTGGTTGGAATACCGCCGCCCCCGCCAGTGCCCGGACTAGCGATAATCGGCCCGGTACTTCCAACACGAAAACGAGGGGTGCCGATGCGTGCCCGATTCGAGAACAGACCAGCCCCCACGCGGGAAAAAACTCCGCCGATTCTGCTTACCAAATTCGATTGGCCTAATTGCATAGAAATCCTAACCGAACAAACCGCTGAGTATAGAACTGGCCGCGCCAGTGATGCCGGAAATTACTTGTGCGGCTGTAGAGGGCGGGCCTTTCGCGCCCGCGATGGCCTCTGCCGAACCTGTCTGCCCTTCGGCGGCTACCAAGGCAGCGGTTTGCGTCTTGCCCGCCTGCCCGCCTTTATTGAGTGCGCCACTGCTGATTAAACTGGCAGTGGTCTGGATGGCCTCTTGCTGCGTGCTGATTTGCGAGAGGGCAATCTGTTCCTGTGCCTGGGCAATTTGCACTTGCGTTTGTCCTGCCGTCTTCGCAAGGCTGGTCAAAGTGCTGCCCTGAATTTGCTCCTCATCCACAGCCGCCTGTGATTGCAGTTCTTGGATGTTGACCGCCCCGCCTACGGTCGTTTTCGTCTGGGCTAACGCGGTCTGTTGCGCCCCTAGCTGAATTGCGAGGGTCGCAGATGTCTGCTGTTTCGTGGCGGCTAATTGTGCGGCAGTTGTGGCAAGGCTGGCTTGCAACTGGGCAGCCGTCTGGTTATTTGCTACGTCTGCGGAATAGGCAGCAACTTCCGTCTGGGCATTTGTCTGGGCGTTTGTCAGGTCTGCCGCAGATGAGAGGGCGAGGGCTTGAGTTGCGCCCCCGCTTAAATCTGTCGATGAAGTTGACGCAGGGGAGGAACTAGAGCTAGAAAGGGTCTCGTACAAATAGTACAGCACAAGAAGACCGAAGACCCCGCCAACAATCGCGGCCCAGTGCTTTTTTGCGAACTCGATATTGACTGCCAATTATGGCCCCTCAAAATTCTCAGGGTCAAGTAGGGGCTGTCCTACCAGCCCGCCAGCTTGCAAGCCGCCGAGACCCACTACTCCGTTCTGTTGCGTAAACCAGACTTGCGGGGGCTGAAACTTATTGAGCGTACCAGCCACGCGCCCGCGCCCCCGGAAAGAAAGTACGGGCAACTGGAACAGAGGCTCAAAAGCCTCTGCCATTGCGCCGGGGTCAAACCTGATGCCTAGCGCGTACTGGTAAAGTTCGTGATTCAGCGGATGCTGAATCCTGATGGCTCTGCGCGATGCCAAGAAAAGCCCCCTCTAATACTGCGTACTGGGAAGTGGATTGCCCAAGCCCGTGAATCCGCCAAAGCCACTGCTGCCCGTGTTAATTGTCGCCTGCGAACCCGTGACGGGCGCGACGGCGGCAGAAAGATCATTGGCAAAAGCCTGCCCTGCGGAAGTGATGACGTTGCTAGTGTTGGCCCGTTGAGAGACCAAAACCGCAATGATTGCGACCCCGATAATGGCGGTCGCAACTGTTACCACGCTGGCAATAAGATGGTCTGTCATACTAGCTGTTTCCTCCGCTGGTAGAAGCTGTCGCGGCTGGTGCTGCCGTACCCCCTGCCGCCGGTGCTGCCGTTTTCGTGCTGTTTATAAATGACTGGAATTGCGCGAAGAATCCTTTGTTGTCCAAAAGCAGCACGATCAAAATAAGCACTACGAAAAGCCTGCTAAGACTTTTCAACTGGGGAATGTACCCCAGAGAACCGAGGGCAAGAATCGAGAGCAGCCAGTAAACGAAACTGTTTGCCCCCTGAAAATCGCCCTTGAAAACTTGCCATAGCTGGCCCGGATTGCCCTTGACCCCGGTCAAGACTAAGATCAAACCAGAGCCGATAAATAGTATGGGCATATTTCACGAACCGAGTACAGCCGCCTGATACTGTGGCAATTCACCCCGCACGGTAACGAAGACCACGAAACCGATAAAGATAAACGCCGCGATGTAAGAAGCCTGAGACATGGCCTTACAGTTTCGATGTCAAACCCTGCCAGAATTGCGGGTACTTCGTTCCCACGTAATACCCGACTGCCAGCAGCGCGACCACGCCAAGCCAGTGCTGAATCTTCACGTTATGCCGCCCTTCTGTTTCGAGCCGACGCATAAGGCCATCAGAATCGAAACGCTGAATTACTCCATCTGTTTGATGACTGTCGTCCACAAGAAAGCTACGATCAGGATAAGCACAAGCCCTGCCGCCCACTGTCCGGGCGTGCCCTCTGAATTGGAGGGGTGTGCAATCCAGTCTAAAGTTTGTGAGATTAAGCCCTTCATTTTCATCCCTCAGAAAACGGTGTTACGGTGTAACACGTTTGTGATGCCCCCGATTTCGATGGTCAGAAACCGGGGGCTTTTTGTTGGGGTTTTCTAGCCCGCGAGTGAACCCGCCTGAGTCAGCGTGTTGACCAGCGCGAAGTCTTCCCAAGAGATGAGCAAATACGGGGTGCCCGCGACCGATGCCGCGTTGAGAATCAATTGCATGTTCCCGTATTGCGTGGTGGAGATGGGCTTCTTGCGATGCGAGAAGTAATACGTGCCCAGAGGCAAATCGCTCTGGATTATCTCGCGGGTGATTTGCGCTGCCAGCAGCGGGTCAATTTTCCAGATGTTCGTGAAGTTGGCCGATTGCAGTGCCCAGTAATTCACGTCGCTGCCATTCTTCAATCCGGCAGTCAATCCGGTGGAGTTGAAAACCGCGAGGGTGGAAAGGAAGTCGCGGAAGTTGGCATACGGCACGGGGAAATCCTGAGCCGCAACCATCGCGGTAAAGTTCGTGGTCTTCAATTCGTACACGGTGGACAGGTCAAGAATCGGCAGCACTACCCCGGCATTGCCTACCGGAAGCTGGTCAAGATAGACCTGATAAACAGTCACGGTCACGTTCGTGATTGCGCCCGTGGCAGTTCCCCAGACGGCCAAAGTGGTGTCAGTGGTTCCGGGGGCCGGATTCGGATTGAGCGTCAATTGCAGTTGCATCGTGGCGTTCACCACGTTGGCATAAATGCCCCCGCGCAAATCGTTGTCAGAATACGCCACGGGAATTTCAAAGACTCCCCGGAAGGCTGCCGCGCTGGTCGCGGGCATGGGGTACACAATCACAGGGAAGTTCGGCAGGGCAGCAGCCGCGATGAATTCCCCGGCAACCATTCCGGCATCAGATTGCGATTGCGAAACCGGAGTGCTGGCGGGGTCGCTGGTTTTGTGCTTGACCTGTTTCAAGATGGCAAGATGCGGCCCGTTTGTGTTGATGCGCTGATTGTTGTTCAAATCAGAGAACAGCACATTGGACAGCAGATTTGACAGGCCGAAAGCCGTGGGCACGGGCGTGCCTACAGAAGTGTAGGTGCCGGAAATCTCCACGATGAACTTCTTGATGAGACCCACGTTGCGGGGGGTCACGATGACCACGTTATTGCCAGCCGTGGGAGCGGCAATAGTTTGCGAGAAAATCTGCTGCGTCATTTCGACGGCCTGTGCAATGACCGCCTGCCGTTGCAGTATATTCAACTGCTGCGGAGTGAGACTGCCAGCGCCCGCGCTGCCGCCAGACACGCCGCGATGCTGCCGGATATACAAGTCCACTCTTTCGCGGTGATTCATCATGCCCATCTTGCGGGCAATGGCTTGTTCTGCCAGCATTTCGAGATGGTCTGCCTGTACTACCTTTTTCGGCATTTGCAGTACGCTCATTTTCTCGCTCCTCAAAACTTGGGATAAAAACTGTGCCAACTAATCAGCCGTGGCTGGCTCAACACCGAAATACGACAGCAGCAGATGCCCCGCCATTGCAGCGATAACCAGCATGAGAATAATTACCGCCCAGTTAATCGGCTGCTTTACGAGACCCCAGTTTACTATCATGGTTTAACCCCTGTCAGTTCGGACGTTCAAAACACAAGCGGAAAACGCGGGCGGTCTAGCTGCCCGTTCTCGCGGCATACCATTTCTGCGCTAATCCGAGCGCAAAAAAACCGATGGATGCCATGAGGATAACCGTAATCCAGTTGGTGACGTTCCAAGTGAGGATGGTGCCTGCCGCTTCGTCTGCCATAATGCCTACGAGTGTGCGCCAAGCGGGAGTAGCTTGTCTACTAACTTGTGCTGTGGAAAAGTTACTTTCGTGATACCTGCAAGGTGGGCGCGAGGTCTCGCAGTTCCGGGCGGTGTGCGCCCGTCTTCTCGGTCACGCTATGCAGGTATTGCTTGACCGTGCCCTCAGTCAAGCCCAGAGTGCGGGCCACGTCGCGGTTACTCAGCCCAGAGGCGGCAAGGATTGCCGTCTGCTTTTCGCGGGGGGTAAGATCATCGTTCATATTCTGACCATCTTTCTACGCAGCTTGCTACCGAACACCCCGCGAATCGCGGTCATATTCGGCACGGGCGCGAAGCGGTAAATTTCATTCTCGGAAACATCGTAGTAAAAAGAGTGGTGCTTTTCCAAGGGGGCTTCTTCATCGAATTCTATTGGCATGAATTCTTCGACGGTATCACGGTCGCGGGCATCGTTGAGGGGGAAATACTGGATGTACGAAGCCTCAGAGAAAACAAAGCGGGAAATCCATGAGGGTCTTTGTGAGCAGATAATCATGGGGATGCACTTAGAGCGGCCCTGCGTCAAGCACAGTTCCAAGCCCTCAGAATTCCCCGCTGCGTATCCCTCATCTATAAAGATGCCGATGTTTTCCCGTTCCCACAGCTTGACAAAATACTGGTCAAGTTTCGAGCGGTCTTTGTTGGTGCCGTAGGCATCCGAGGGGATGGCATGGATGATAAAGAGACCATCTTCTTTCGGGCCGGGAATGTAATCGAAATCTATCTCTTGCGCGTTGGCGATAGAATTCAAGTGCTGGTCACGCTTGAAATCTATGGCAATCCACGGCTCTCTTTCGATGGGGTAGTTTGACAAGTGCCAGAGAGCCGCCACGGTTTTGCCCGTGCCTGTGCGCCCGATGACTACAGTCCTATCGTGATTGTTGGGGAGTCTGGCTGCCATCAGTCTGCCCCCTCGAATTCTGTAGTTTCCGCCTGCCGTCTGCGAAGCAAGCCCGCCACTTCCATGCCGCCGACATGATCCCACCTATCAAATTCAGCCGCCGCGCCCGTGTAGTTCTTTTCGTTGAGCAGAGCAAGCATGTGGGAATCTTGGAAGTTTCGCGCCCCACAGTTAAACACGAAATCACACAGGGCATCAAATTCCCCCTGACTAAGTGGGGCGGTTACAAGTTGGTTGACTGCTGCCTCTGCAAATCCGATGTCTTCCATGAGCCAGCAATCTGCCTGAGCTTGGCAGCAAGTGAGACCAGACGCGACCCCGCGAGTATGCCCCCATGCAATCGTCCAGACCCCGCCCTTATCCTGATAGGCTTTGAGCCTGCATTGCTCAAAGCCCTCAGTCAAACGCATCCCATCTTTTGAGTATTCCATGTCAGTGTACCGCCGTGGGCTTAACGTCAATGGGCTGTTTGCCCTGCTCTGTTTTCTTGCGAAGATTGTAGGCGATTGCACGCGGGCCGTAGATCGTGCCCGCCGTAATGCCCAGATGCAGCCATGCCGCCACTTTCGGAGGCAGCACCATGCCCCCGTAAAGTTCATTGAGGCGATTCACAGCCTTGCCCAGTTTGGCCGCTTCTGTCTCGTCTAATTCCAGTTCGGGAACTTGACAGAGCGCAGCCCCCATGAAACTCAGCCCCACAAGCAAGCCCGTTAAATCATCCGTGGCCTGTTTGCTCGCTTTGGTGCCGCCGCTGTTTTTCGTGCCGGGTTTTCTGCCTCTACGTCTGGCAGGCTGTTCGTCGTCTCCGAATTCGATGGGGATGGAAGCCGGGTCAACAGCAGGGATTTCATCTCCTCCAGTATCGGCATGAATTTCCCCAGCATCTCCAATAATGATTGGTTGGTCGTCTTCACTAGGTTCAAATCCCGCTTCACTTCCGTTAGCTCGTTTTGTAGCCATGTGTTTTCATTCTCCAAGTCTGCCTCAATTGTTTCGAGGGCTTTTGCCACGGCGGTTTCTGTGACCACGGCGGCAGCTTCGGCAACGTGCTCCCCGACAGTGGCTACAGACTCATGTACTTCTGCCACGGTCGCGGCTGCGTTCTCTGCGGCACTGGCTGCAACTATTGCCTCTCTTGCAGCAACGTCTGCGGCTGATTCTGCACTGCTGGCGGCTGCTGCGCTTGTGGCGGCATGTTCGGCGGCTGCTGTAGCTTCGTCCATATTTCCTCCTGTCGTTTTTCGATGTGCTCAAGTTTCTCCTCGATGGATTGAAGGGTCTTAATCACACCGTCTTTTAACGTGGTGAAATCGGTCATCACTTTTGTGATGTCAATTCCGGCGGCTTTCATCATCATCTCTATGCCCGTTGCCATCTTGCCCCCCTATGCTTCCAGCAGTGTAACCGAGTCGAGCAAATCCCGTTCGAGAGAATGGCAGGTTCGGCGGCTCACTTCTTTCGGCTGTCGTATCTGCTCGATTTCTTTCTGCACTTGATAATGCTTGGCTTGCGCCTGCCATGTTTCCACGCACAGCAGTAGCTTGTCTATGCAGCCCGTGGCCTCTTGGTTAGGTGCGACCGCCAGCATGGCCCGGATTTCCCCCAGAGTGTACGTGCTTGGATTTCTCATTGTATCCCCCCGGCATACCTCACAGAAACAATACTTGCTTTCAGCGTGGCCCACAAGTTACCGCCGTTTTTCCATCTCGCGTATTCTGTAAGCAATCGAATCGGTTTCCCGCACCATCGCTGCCAGACCCTTGAGAAACAGACGGCGGAAATCTGCTACGCTAATCGGCTCCTCGCGGTTTTCCGCATCAGCTACAGCCTGCGCTAATTCCTCTGCTACTTCCTTCGATGACTGCCTTTGCATGATTCACCCCCCGGTGATTACAGCTTACTGGAATATAGGATATTCCAGCGTGCCCGCCAAAATGGTGTTACGCCGTAACGCTTTTTTCTCATGGCTAAAACCCGCATCAAATTCAGGGCTTCGCGCCTGCCATCAGAACCTAAGCAGGATTGCAGCGCGACAGTTTCCGCAGGCTGCAATTCCCGATTGATTTTTATAATGACGTGCCAACCGTGGCGGGTGCGCTCCATGATCGTTTGCAGGGGGCGCAAGCCCACCATGCGAAGCACTGTCCAAAAGGGACGCAGGCGCGGGCTACGGCGGTCTGGCCTCTGGAAATCGAAGTCAAGATAAAGCCTATCGGGTTTGGAGTAGTGCTGCATCTTGCCCCATCTATCTAAACGCAAATGCTGCCCCCGTAAGAGCGTGCCGAAGTGACCCCCAAGCATCGGCCTGTTTACCTGTGCGCCATGCGCGGCCCGCTGCGGTCTTACGGTCTGGATTCTTCCAGCGTACAATTCTCAGCTCAATTCCGGGCGGGTCAATTCCTTCGGCTGCGCCTACCACGCGGTTACCGTTCCAATATCCCCCGCTGGTTTCCGCCTTGCGCCGTACCATGTCAGCCAGCAGAGCCTTGGTTATCCGCATCCCTTTCGGCACTCGTTTAAGGCGGGCAGATACCTGAATGGAAACCAAGTCGCCCCCCGGATGGGCAATTTTCATGCGGAAGGATTTCGTTTTCCCCCGCTTGCGTTTTCGCTTGGCTGCCATTTTAATAATCTACCCCTGCCTCATATTCGCCGTAATCCTCAAAGTCAAAACCGTAATCCTCGTACTGGTCATAAAGCTGCGCGTATTCTGCTGCACTGGATGGAGCCGCTTTCGATGGAGCCGGGGGCGGGCTGGCGGATTTCTTGGCCCGCTTTCTTTTGGTGGGCGGGGTCTTGGGTTTCGCCTTGCGTAATTCCGCTTTCTTTTTTGCCCGCCGTGTTGCCCATCCTTTCCGCGCTGCTTCTACTCGCTTGCGCTGTTCGGCTCTCGCCCTGCGCTGATTTCTCTTGCGGGTCGCGGCAGCCTTGGCCGCGATCATTTTGGTACGCTTACTCACGCGATGCGACCGCCAGAGGCAGCGGGGGCTTTACGCGGGAATAATTCGCCCCTGCCGTCGCCCTCATTCTTGGCCGCGCCCGCTGCATCCTCTACCGGGAGATGCACGTCTACCCCGATATTACGCAGGCTCAAACCAAACTCAGTCATCATCTGCATGGTGTTATCGGGAACATTCAAGGCGCGATTCTTGGCCCGCAATACTGAGCCGATTTTTTTCAGCATTATCAGCGGGGTCTTAACATCGTCTTGATCTTTCAGCAGGGTAAGCAGGTGGCGGGATTCTTCCTCAGTAATTGACATGGGGATTTTCTGCACGGGGAAAATCCATTGACGGCGGGGATGTAGGCGAATCTTGCGACCTACCAAGATAGCATCAGTCAAAGCCTCTGGGTTTTCCAGCCTGAATTTGACCGTCATAACTCTGCGAAGCAAACCCGACTCTGCCCATTTGTCCTGATGGTCGCGCAAGAATTTGAGCGGCATGGCTGCAATGAGCACGGCCCGCACTCTCATGCCCGCCTGCTCATTTGCCAGCCCAGTGAAGCCCTCATCTATCAGGGCACGCAGATGACCCATGAGCATGTTCGCGGTTTCGCTGCGCCGTTCATACAGCTTGGGAAGTTCATAGAAAATGATGGTGCGAATATCGCGGGATTCCAGCTTGGCCTGCAAACGCCGCAGGTCTTGCGAGGTCATATCGCCTAAGCCTTTTACGTGGGGGATTTCTTCGAGGCTTACAAGCAACTGAGTTTTTATGTGTCCGGGCGGGGCACATAAAAAGATGCCGCCAGTTTGCTCGAAATCCCAGTCCACGCGCCAGACCAGAGCCGCCGCGCTCAACACTTCCAGCAGGGTCGTTACTCGAAGCATTTCCATTTGTTTTGGGGTTAAGTTCCTTTCGCTGAACACTATAGCAGGAAACGATGTCGGAAAACAGAAAAAAGTTACAAAGTCAAATGGTGTTGCCCCTGCTGGTGTCCCCTGCTGGTGTGCGAAGCGGGGGGAGAAGCGCACCCAAAG